GTCAATATATTAGCAGTATTAACTTTTCCAGATTTGTCTTTAACAAATGAAAACACCCCATCAAATGTGTCAATCATCGTTTTCTTAAATCCAGTTGCTTGATCTGTCCAACCTTTAAAATATCCAGTAATCTTAGATCTAAGCGAATACAGCTTCGACGTAAATGAATCTATTGAATTGCCAGCGCCTCCAAAACTATCTTTCGCAATAGCACCTATCCCAATAATAGTACTAAGCAAAGCTTTGAAATCTATATGACCAACTTCTTCGCAGTGGTCTATAAAATCATCGATCATATTTCCGGCATTTTCACCAAATTCTTTTATGTCTGGCCACAACGTTTTAACTATAAGATCGTCTAAGAATTTTATTACTTCCTGCGTACCTTTCCAATTCCAAATCGCTTTTGCAAAGTACTCAATATTTTTGATGGCAAATGCTATTGCTGATGACATGAGATCGACACTCTTAGCAGCTACACCTGAAATATTTCCAAACTTTTCAAACTGTACAATTCCATCACCTAGAACCGCTGTAAGGTCGAGCACGCTGTTTACAGACACTCCTAATAATTTAGAAACAATCTGTAAAGCGATTTTAAGTCCTACACCAAGAACATTTTTAACAATTTTTACAATTGTAAACAGGCCCTTTAAAGTTCGATATAATTTATCAACTTTATCTCTAGACATTATCAGTTTCTTGGTAAAGACTTCGAATGCATCAGTTATGTTTTTTATTTCTTTTGCATTCTTTTCTGGGAATATAGCCCTATAAGCAACTCTAAATGTATCCAATACTCCTACTGCGGCTGCCATTACGTTAACAAACGAACGCATTAAAGAATTTCGCCCACCCATTTTTTTCCAAGCGTCAAGGGTGGCATTCTTAGCTGCAAATGTTTTTACGATATAATCACCGATTATGCTATCTATAAATCCCCAAAGCTTTTTGGATTCTTCGAAGTTACCGAATATTGTTTCCCATGTATGCTCCCATCCAGATCCGATCGCTTCTTTCCAAGCAGCAAACATCTGTCCGGCATCTTTGAATTCCGAAGCTGCAGCATACGCTTTTTGTCCTAATTCGGTTGTTTCATCCGTATACTTACCAAGCGTTTGAATGAGTACGTCAGTAGTCATCCACTGATACTGAAGATTATCATTCCAGTTTTTCGTAGCATTGAACGCGTCAGATGTAGCTCCTTTAGCATTTGTAGTGGTGGTATAGTAGTCTTCGCCCTTTTTGACAACCGTTCCTAGAGCAACAGCAGTATCAAGCAAATTCTGCTTGAAATCCATAGTGGCCATATTCGCTACTTCAATTGATTTCCAGTCAATTAATTTTACATATCCAGCAGATAATGCCTGAGCAAAGTTATACATGGCATGCGATGCTTGCTCTGCATTTGCACCTGAAATAGCTGCTTCGTTTGATACACCTTTGATTGCCGCAACTGCGTCTTTTAACCCGACACCAGCATTCGTAAATTTTCCAATATTTGCGGTCATGTCTGAGAACGAATAAATAGTTCTATCCGAATACGTATTAAGTTCGTCAAGATACTTATTTACCGTAGACAAACTTTCTCCAGTGGACATAATAATTGTCTGAATAGAGTTCATCTTTAATTTATATTCGTTCCAACCATCGGACATACCATCAAATGCTAAAGCAGACGTTATCCTCTTGCCAGCATTTATAGCGGCATTTGTAAGCCGGTTTAAAACGCTCATAGCTATTGTATCCATAGCTGAGAATTTGACTTGAACTGCTTCTACCGCTCTGCCCATTCCGTCCATGTTGAACTTTTTAGTCTCATTTTGAAATTTAGCAAGACTCTTTCCAGACTCACTAAAGTCGATGCTTTTCTTAAGAGCTTCTATAGATTTTTGACTTTGACGAATTTTTTTCTCGAATTGTCCATTCTCAAATTGCATTCGAACAACGTCATCTTCAACAACTTTACCCATTATCCAGTGACCTCCTTCCAAGCATCTTTAGCTAGCCTATCGAATACCGGCTTTAAAGCCGGGTTAATATAGTCAACCCCCTGAACATATCCACCATTTCTAGTTCCATGCCCATACTGTAGAATAATAGCTATATTCACATGGTTCACTACATTAGAATTTTTAAAAACCAAACTTACTGATCCATTGCCACGAACTATTTCATAATACCATGATGCTGCTGTTACTCCAGTGTCAACAGGAGTTGCAGCCTTGAGGGCAGCTACGCCTTCACGTCCGTACTTGTTTAATATACCAACGTTAACGCCTTCCAAAAGTTTTTCGAAATAATTATCGAGCTTTTTAAAGTTACCCTCAAGTTTGCATCTGATCATGTCATTTCTCCTTATCTAATTAACGCAGAAGATTCTACAAACCCCGTATACTTCTTTCCTTTAATAGTTGCAACACAAAGCAGCCATACTGATTTTTTATACTTATTGAAATATCCATAGCATTCAACCTTTCTGCCGGCTGGAATTTCAATCATGAGCTTTTTGTTCCATCCAGCGTCAATGCGCATAGGTACTTTCTTAGAAGTTTTATACGAGTTCTTATAAATATTGCTCGTATATGCTGCCGAACAGGTAGTGGTCGTTAAACCGCATGGAGTGTTAATTACTGCATCTACTTCTTTCATAACTGCGTCAACATTATAATGCTTTTCTTTAAGATTCGATTTGTAATCTTCTCCCCATTGCCCAGCGATAACTTCTCTAGCTACCGTTTTGACGTCTTTCCCAGCATGGCGATTTACACTTGTATTAATTTTTGGCTGGCCTGCGTCGTATTTCGGAGTAATGAATCCGCGTATAAATCTTCCATTAATACTGACAGTTCTCTTCTTAACAGCGTCTTTATAATTTCCCTCCGTTACAACAAAGTATCCTTCTTTCTTATTGACATATGTTACCATGCCAACGTGTTTTGGAGTTCCTTTGTTATCTCCTATGCCATTATCATCCCAGTCATAAAGACATGCATCTCCAATTTTAGGAGTATAGTTGTCGTTCTCCTTCCAGCATCCCATTTTTTGAGCTTTTTTGATGAGATAAAAACAACTGCACTCAACTGGCATGATATCCGTATATCCAAGAGAAATTGCCACGGCAGACCAAGTTGTAGCACACCACGCCATTCCTGGTTTCATAGTTACGCCTCTCGGCTTTGTTTTCTGTTTGTTGTAAATATCAAGAATAGATTTGTAAGATCCATCTTTTTCATTTTTGCCAACCCAAGCATTGATAAGGTTGACGGCCGCTTTTCTGGTTCTGGCCATTTTTCTACCCCCTTGTTTTCAGTGCTTTTTTACGTCGTTCATTTTCTTTCTTTTGCCATCTTCGGATTTCTTCATTGGACATTTTCTTAGGTGGATTAGTTTTTACAGTGTATAATTCTATTAGCATAAATACACGCTTTATATTCCATTTCTCGCAAGGGTCGAATGGTATTCTAGCCATTGCTAGGTAAGCATATATTAATTCGCTAGTTAACGTCTCCGGTTTTCCTTTGTCTTCATCTCCAATTGTAAAAACCCTAGATGCCGTAGCTGGGTCATTGATATAGTCTGTTACTTTTTTAAGTAAATGATCATCAAGCCGTTTAAAGAATTCGACCTTATCGAAAGACCCAACTATCATGCAATACATATAATCAAAAAACTCTTCATCCGTTAGAGTTCCTTCATCCATGAGTTTCAGCAATGGCTTATGCCATATTTGCTCCCATTTTGAAATTGCTATTAAGGAGTGCTCGAGCTTAATCTTAGTAGGTTTTACAACCTTTCCAAAAGTTTGAGTTTCTTGATCAAATGGCTCATATCCGGGAAGAATTAATTCGAGCATAATTATCTCCTTAGTTTTCTTCTTTCACAGCATCATCAGTTGCAGCCACAGATTCTTTCACAGCATCATCAGTTGCAGCCACAGATCCTGCTACTTCTGCCATTGCTGCTGAGATTGCTTTTCTCTGAGCGTCACTTAATGTAGAGTCATCGTAAACTCCAGATTCAGCTGCTTTTTTGATCTTGTCATTCATATCGTCAGGCATGATGCCGAGCAGGAACTCAGAAGCTTTTGCTTCGTCCATGCAAATTTCCATAAAGAATTTGTCATATGCTGCAGTAGATTTGAACTCTGCCAATGCTTCAGGAGTCTTTGTAAATGTACGGCCATCAAGAGATTTGATTCCGTAAGCTGCATCAATAATCTTCTCGAATAATGCCATGATATCCGGCTGAGACTGTTTCTGCACCATAAGGCTCATGTATGATGTTAAGCCCCCGTTAAGGCTTGTTTCCAATTTTAAAATTTCACTCTGAGTAAGATTGAAGTGGAAATCTTCAGATCTCTCATTTCCGTCAAAGTCCTTGTAATTGATAGTTTTGATAAACATAATTTAGTCTCCTTTCATTCTTAAAAATCCCAGTCTGCATATTTCAGCAGACTAGGAAAAACTTTATTCTGTTTTAAGTGTTACGCCTGTAAGTAAGTATTCTTTTGTTTCTGTCGCGCCTTTGTTAGTTGCTTTAATCAAGATAGACTGCTTATTAGTGTCCTTGATCTTAAGAACTGCCTGATGATCAGACTGAAGAAGTTTGGAGGGACCAGATGTTCCGCCCTTAACTTCAACCGTCAATGACTCAGGGAAGCCACTCTTTGGTGCGATATCAAGAGCGATATAGTTACCACTCTGTTCGTCGACTTTACTGCTGAATCCTGTATAGCCCGTCACGTAGTTAAGAGTACCAGAAATTACTCCAGTACTCTCATTGACCTTGATATTGGACTGAAGGTCAGCTGCCTTCTTTCCAAGTAGGTCGTCTTCTCCTGTAATAGGAGTTGCAGAGACGTCCAGTGACGGGTCTGTTATTTTAAAAGGTTAATGATCTCATCCGGAAGCAGCAACTTAGCTTCTGTACTTTCTGTGCCGTATAAAGCATCCTCAATCTTCTTCATCTTGGTAGCTTCGACCTTTGTAGAATCAATCTCGAGATGAGCAGTAGGCTTGAATCCGTCAACTGTAACTGGGGTTGTTGATAATTCCCAACTGAACGAAATTGCCTCTGGTGAATCATTTACTGTCTGGAAGCCTTTCTCAGATGGAGAAGCCTTAGCTCCGTAAATGATATGAATCTTGTAGCCATAATCATTACTCTTTACATCATTACCGATCAGGGTACGATAAGAGAAGCCGAATGTATCTCTGTTCTGCTGGCCGATAGTAACTCCCTTACTAATCTCGGCTGTACCGTTGCATCTGTCAAATGCTTCTGGATAAGTATAAGCTTCGATTGTAGCTCCAAACTCTTCTGCTGACATGAGGCTAAGATATTTCATGTTATCAGCATATACAGCAGATGCTTCTGCTCCAGATGGAGATTCTGTAACTGCGGTAAGGCCATTCCACGCAGAACCAGCGCCATATTCTCCGTCAATAACTGGATAAATAACGCCATGATCTACACCGGTTTCGTACTTACGTTCTCCGGTTTTGTCCCATGTTAATTTAGACATGTTTTTCCTCCTTTAAAATATAATTACAAAGACTGAATGGTACATTCCATCTGATAAGTAAGATCTATTGAATCTCGCAGTGGGAATCTCCACTATCTTATCAATCAATGTACTATCCGGGTCTTTAGTTACCACTTCTACTGCGTATTCTTTATCAACGCTATAATTTTTATTATCTGCCGATCGAATATTATAATCATCAACAGAATACATTATAGCTGGGTATTTTATGTTTTTTATAACTTTTTGCCCAGCACCGGATACATTAGAAGGGGGCTGGAAATATACATTGACACCCTCTCCAACGATATCTTTTAAATATCTATCAAAGTCAAGTCTCGTCCTCATTCCACAGCTCTCCCAACGTTATTATAAGTCTAGGGGACTGCGAAGCATCAACTTCCGTTGCCTTCCACTTAGCCCCCATAAACTCTACCCATCTCATGTCAACGAAATGATCGCGTATATAGGCATCACCGACAACACTTATCTGATTAGAGATTGAAATGTTGCTATTGATCTGCTGTGAATCCTGAAGCCGTCTCGTATTACGAAGAATATCTCCTCGATATGTACGTTCCGTTATTTGCTCAGTCCAAACTGATTGAGCTGTTTCCACTTGCTCTGCAAAGCCGATCTTGCCATACCATCTATTCACGATCATTTCCTCCCATTTTGATTAGTTTCCTGATCCAGCATATGCCTTGCTAAGGTCTGCTGTAGGAATTTTTGTCTCGATTGCAATAGCTGATAATGGTTTGATTAACGCACCAGAGATACGTGTCTCGATAAGATACTTCTGAGCGTTGTAATCAATGTCGAAGTCGTCGAACATGTTGATAGCTCCGCCCTTATCTGCGCCGATGTTGTAATCCTGCAGGTTTACGATAATACCCTGAAGAGCTAATGTGTCAGTCTTGTCTACACGGCTAAGACCTTCCATAACTGGAACGGATACGATCTTAGATACACGGCATGCTGTAGCCAGCTTGTCAATGTTGTCATAGATGATACGGCCGTTCTTATCTTTCAGCAGCAAGCACTCAGTAATGATTGACTCTGGAGCGAACAGCTTCGGATTGCCAGAACCCTTGTAGTCGATACGTGCTCTTACACAGGCCTCGATAAATGCTGTAGCCTTCTCAGCTGCGGTTGTTTCTTTTGTAATTGCAATAGGGTACTTAATTGTGTAAAGATCAGCATCTTTCCAAATTGGACGAACGCTGTCCTCTTTGATGTGATCGTCACTGGATGTAAGACGTCCATCACCAACCAGGACTGCTCTTGCAATTTCCTCGTTCAGCATCATTCTCATTTCTGCTTTCAGCCAAACAATTACGTCGAAATCTGTAATGTCAATTACATCATCACGATCAATCTTCTGTTTCTTGTAGATTGTCTGCGGGGTGGTTGTTCTCTTCAGTAATGAGAATACTTCCTCCTTCTTCAGCTTACCTTTGATGTAACCTCTTGCACGAGCTTCATCCTCACGCAGGTCTGCAAATGTAGACTTGATTCTTGAGAATGGCGTATGATGTACACCGTTCATTACTTCGGTTACCCATCCCTGGTCTCTTGCAATGAACTCAGGTGGTGTGTTTAAATTTTTGGCATCCGGGAACAGGTACTCAATATTTGTAATACCATGAGCAAGGAATGATTCTTTCATAGAGCCATATCTCTTACCGTCCTCGATAATCTCCTGCATTTCGCTGTGGGACAGAACGTCTCCGTTGTCTGTATTGTTGCCTTCAAATAAGTTATGTGCGATTGCACCCATGTCGTCATCCTCCTCTTCATATTCTTCGGAATCGTCATCATCTTTGTCAGGATCTTCGTCGTCATCCTCCTCTTCATATTCTTCGGAATCGTCGTGATCATCCTCTTCATCTTCATCCTCGTCCTCGTATTCATCTTCGTCTTCGAGAGCGTTAGGATCTTCTGCTAATGCACTTCCTACAGCCATGTAGAAAGCATCCTTCTGTTCTGGCGTCATTGTATCAACGACATCCTGAATGCTCTTATTAGCCACTTCGTCTTCTCCTTTCTCATCTGAGTGCATAATCTCAAGATACTCTCCCGAATAAATATATGCCTCATAATCATCATTGTCAATTGTGTCGCCATGTGCTAAGGCAACATCTTCAATGTATGCTCCTGGATTTGCTCCTGCAAGAACAAGGCTAAGTTCTTTAATTTCACCATGCTGAACATATGGCCCACGCTGCTGAAGATGATTAGCCCAAATGCTAAGCGAATCCATATCTCCGTGCTGAACAGCATCTTTCGCGATTTGACCATTATCCGAACCGTTGAAATATCCGTACGCATAAACACCATCTTTTCGGCATTCCATATAAGCATGCCCAAGCACGCTATTAATGTTACCGTGATCATGGTTATACACTAATGGAACTTTAGCGCCATCGATATCATCAAAAGCACCATGCTGAATAATTCTTCCATCAGCGCAAAGAATACCAAACTTTGTAGCCCAGCCCTTAAAGTCGCAATCGGCATACTTTGAGCGTTTAGCTCCCATTTTGAATTCCTCCTTTATTGTTCTTCTGTTTCCTCGTCAGCAGAATTTGTATTATACATCTGATCCAATTCAGTGTTCGACGCCGAAATATTATTGTTTGTCAGCGTATCTGCCTTAGGATCATCCACTGGCCTTAATCCAATTACTTGCCTGAATTCATTAGATGTCATTATACAGTTTCTCGTGAACTTATCAGCAAGCTCTGCAAGATTCGTAGTAGACACCAATTTAAATGGATCTCTGAAATATTTAATTGCATGCCCTTTGGTCCTAGCAGTCTTTGTTAAGAACTTCCGATTCATCTCATCTACGACTGCTGCAAGTATTGGCTCAACTATACTATTGTAGTAGTTATTCATTGTATTCTCGTCTGCTGTACCATTGAGAATCTCTACCGTCATTCCAAGCTGAGAGAATAACAAATTCGTGAAATACTCTACCTGCTTGAGCAAATTGTTTTCAATTGAACGATTCAACTGAGTGACATGTTCAGTCGAATCTATATACGCAATACCATATTCCGAGCTTGCCAATTGTTCAGTAAGCTCTTTACGACGTTCTTTAGCCTGAGCTCTTTTTGCTTCGGACTTTATCGTATATGGCAACTGAATAATCAAATCAAGCTTATCAGATCCACTTCGATCATCTATGAAATCGAGAATTGCAAGCTTTCTTTTCAGTCGATGCGCCGTTGAATTCTGTGCATTCATAATTGCATAGAATGGATTTTCAACGATCGCGACCATTTTCTTTGGAAGGTCCATTTCCTCGAATTCACCAGTGTGGTCATTGTAGATTCGCACTCTAACATGGCGCGGATACCAATTGATTATCTTTGCTGTACGCATCGTCTGAATATCGTAAACGTTGCCATGCACAGGGTCCATAGTCGTATCAATCGGAACTATAGCAACGCATCCTTCGTCAAGAAGTTTCAGGAAAATATCCTGTTTAAACGCTCGCGATGTCTGATCAATATTGGCTTCCATTGTTAAACAATAGTTAAGCCCATCCTCAACGTCGTCAGTAAAGCGTTTGTCTGCGTCTAGCATGACGTGTTCTACGTCAATTGCTGCGGCATCTACGGATATCTTATTATAGATCGTTGTAACGATTGACCGCTCATTTCCCATCGTAAGTCTAGGACGAGATGGATTGTCATAGCTCACTGCTCCAAGACCAGTTCCATTTTGATACGCTGTTGGATCTTTGTTCATAAATGCATTCCAACCATGCTTTAATCTGTTCATAAAACCCATAAGTAATCTCCTTATTTAGTAAGGTAATCCAGATAAGCTTTACCTGCACGCTTAGCTTTATTGAAAGATCTGCTTACTTTCTTAGCTTTCTTCTTAGCTGATTTGTAAGCTTTGCTAGCATCTCTAGAAACTCTATTGTATTCTTTCTTAGCTGACTTATATGCCTTGTTAACATTCTTCTTTGCCGATGTTACATAAGGTTTGGCATCATTGGCAAGCTTCTGACCGGCTCGTTCAATTTTGTACTCTGCCTTTGATCTGACAGAATTTGCCTTATTGCGTGCTTCTGCAGAAGTCATTGCACGGCCCCTAGCAGTCGACGTTGCTTTTCTTGCTTTCTTGTATGCTCCTGACTTCTTGATATCACGAGAGAGTTTCTTACCAGCTCTGGAAACCTTGTACTCACCCTTTGAAATTACAGACTTTGCTTTTGCTCTTGCGGCGTTTGCTGTTGGCGATTTTGAAGCTTTATCCAGAAGATATCTTGCTGCTACTGTCTTTGCAACTGCATCTCTGGTCGCTACCTTTTTAGCAAAGTTTGCTGCCTTCTTAACTTTTGTTGAAGGAGCGTTCTGTTTCTTAACGTTGGCTGCAATTTGTTTCATCTGCTGTGTCTGTTTCTTCTTTACAAGATCTGCATTCTTTTTAGCAGCTGTATGTGTATTTACAGCTCTGATACGTTTTTGAAGATCTTTTTCTTTTTGGACCTTCTGTGCTGCAATTGCATCTGTTGGACCTTTATAAGGTATATTCTTTTTTGCTTGATTAGCGGCATTGTTCTTATAACGAAGCTTTTGCATTGCTTGCCGCCTCTGTATTAATACAGCATTTTTTTGTGCTGCTTCATCTTCAGGATAAATATATCTACCGTTCTCGATACGAATATATTTATGATTTTTCCAGCTATGTTTGAGAACGGTGTTTCCGTCCTCATCGGTGGCCTTGTAATATACAGAATCACTCATATTACCATCCTTTCTGTTTCTTTTTAAGTTTTTGAACGTATTTTGCACCACGGATAGAAGCTAACTCAGCATCTACCGCTTTCTTCTTTTCTGCAGTTCTGCTTGTACGCCGTTTGATTGCTTCAGCCTTCCTGGTGTACTTAGCAGCTTTCTTTCCATAACGGTTCGCTTTCTTCCGAGCTCGTTCGGCTTTTTGAAGATTTCCGGTATACCCAATATCTGTAATAGCGTGGTCACGCTTAACACGTTTTGCCTCTTCCTTTTCTTTGAACTTGACTCTTTTAGTCATAGCTTCTGAAGCTTTTCGTTCGTAATCAGATATACGTGACTTTGTCTTCTTAGAAGTTTGTTTCTTCATCTTGGATGCAAGTCGATCCGATTTTGACTCTAGATGTGATGCTCTTCTTCCAGAATGCTGATACGGATCTTTTCCCGATCCATACTTGTAACGGCCAGACCGCCTTGGCAGTCCATAATGTTCCAGATGGTCACCGCCTAAGTCCGAATGAACTAACGAAAACGTGCCATCGTCATTCTTTATTTTTACATACATAACCATTACTCCTATTCGAATGCGTCTTTATTAACTTTGTAAGCAACAAGTGCATCCATCAATGCTGAGACGTTATCGATTTTGTCTTCGTAACGTTTCTTGTACAGTTTCCTGTTTCCGTTTGTATCTTCCAATGTTATGCAATGGCCCATACAGAAACTCATTAAAGATTCATCGAATATCAGCATCCTCTTTTCCGATAATTTCTTAATTTCTCCAAGAGGAACCGTTTCAGTTCTAACGCCCTGCGGAACTTTCTCAATTCCGAATGACCCATTCTCCTGAGCCCATCTTTCAATAAACTCTTTTGCATTATATGGGTCATAGCCCAAAGCGCAAACATCATACTGAGCGTCTATTATGAACTTGTCGAGATCCTCATATACATCTTGCACATCGATGATGCTTCCCTCCATAACAATAAGAGTGCCTTCGTCGATAAACTCTTGATACTTTTGTCTCATTGCTAAGTTCAACTTACTCAAGGTAAGTGTAGTTATATAACTTCTAACTTTTACTCCGAACATTCCGTTTCGCAGTGGGAACAAGAATGTGAAAGCGCAGAAGTCATCACCTTGGGAAAGGTCGGCTCCCATTGAACATGACATTTTCCAAAAGCTTCTAGGTCTGTGTGGGAGTGTTTCTTCATAAGAGAAATAATATGTATATCCCTCCATAGGAATTCCGAAACGTTTTGCCAGAATATCATTTCTTGTAGCAGGTGCTTTCTCAGCTCGTTCAACATCTAGCTGGATTGTTTCATAGCTGACTGTGATCGGTAGGTTAGGATTAGCCTTAGGCCACATGTCTGGGTCTCCGACTTCCTCTACGCTGTCAAGCCTGTAATACCAAATACTAGTATGCCAGTTCTGGTATTCACCTTTGAGAATGTCTATCAGTTCCATTTTGATGGCATCTCCACATCCATTACGGACGGTACCTTCCGAACTTACTGCTAAGATTACATATCCATCTATTTTGGCTGCACCCTGCTCGATCGCACCAATTGGATCTTCTCTCAATTCACCAGAGAGCCATTCGTCAACCGTTGCTACTTTTACTCGTAATCCCTGAAGTTTGTTAATACTCATTGGTCTTATCTCGAGTAGCGAATTTGTAAGAAAGTTCTGTATACCCTTTTTGGTTGATGCAAGCTTTACACGGTTCGCTTTGGAACCTGTAGTGTTCTGTATAGAACCTTCAGTTAGAAACTGGAACAACGGCCCTTTCGCTCTGGCTATGGCAGTACTAATTGCACTAGTAACCTCTTCAGCCTGTTTCATTGTTGGGGCCGTCGTAATCTGATGTGTCGTTGTTGTGTCGACTGTCAGAAAATATGCTTGCACTAAACTTTCATATAACGATTTTGCATTACTTCGAGAAATGATAAGATACTGTTTGTTGACTAGACGCTTTTTGACAGATTTTCTTACGAAATGTCCGCCTCGTCCAGAAGCGTTTGGTTCGTATACGGATTTCTCAACGTAATAGAACCAACCAAATAATTGCTCTCCCCAAAGTTTAAATGAATCCAGCAATTCCAAGTCTGATCCATCTGTCAAGACCATTTCAGATTCGCAGAAAGCAATCCAACCTTCTACAGCTTCGTCGTCATAGTATACACCGGGGTTAGCGATCAGCCAATCAATACGGTTCATCTCCATAGAGATCTCCCTGTTAACAGGAATCTCGCCGTTCAGAACTTTATCTCGGAACTCCCCGTAGTACCTAGGCGTTGCCGTATTGCTTAGCATTCACATCACCTACTTCTTTTTCTTTGTTTTCTTTGTTTCAGCTTTGACGGCTTCATTAATCATCTTCTGAGCGGCAGCATTAAGTTTGCCTTTAATATAAACTTTCCCTTGTTCTTTAACGACTTCTGTAACTGCTGGAACGATAATATCCTTTACGGCCTTATCAACCAACTTCTTTGGCAATGGCTGTTTTTGTGGATGATTTTTAAGATATGTAGCTTCCATGCTATCTCTAGCGTTTATTCGTCTGAGCTCTTCATCGGATAAAGTTTTTACATATGCTTTTTCATTTCTGTATTTGGTTTTTTGTTTCTTTTTCTCAAGCTGGACTGCTTTGGTTCTTTCTCTTCGTTTGGCATTTTGTTTTTCAACTCCACTTTTTTTAGAAAAGCTTTTTATAAACTTCTCACCAGATTTAGCCGATGATCTAAGACTTTGATATGGGTCTTTTCCAGACCCCCATTTGTATCTTCCGGATCGTCTTGGTAATCCGTAATGTGCTAGATAATAGTCAGAGAATTCCTGATTGTTGACTAAGAAGTCTTTTACATCATCTGCTGAGTAATTAGTCATCGTCATTCTCTCCTTTCTTATCATCTTCGGAAACAGGATAGTACATTATGTACAATCTCCATTCCATTTCCTTAAGTTGCTCTTTCAAACTGTCCATTAACGAACCACTTGTTGGCGGATCGAATAACAGACGAGTTTTGATGTACACATAATCTTTTATCAAACTTGACTTCTGGGTGTCCTCTTCGAATTCACTCCAGACATTATCCGGACCAGTGATTCGGTATCCTTCTTTCGGACCAACTCCTAATTGAGTGAGAGCTGCAAATGCAGAATTGATATGAATGGTTAAATCCAAGTCAAACTGCTCAAAGTCGTCAGGACATCCAATAAGCTGCTTGATAGTCTTAAGAATGCTCTCTTCCATTGAATTCCTCCTCAATGTTTCCAAGGGCATGTATCATTTGGTCTCCTTATTACAGGGCCGCTACGAACATTTGTATCGTGTCCATAGTGTATGGCATTATGTGTTTGATGGGTTGTTGTCACAACGTTATTCATGTCGAATACCATTGGGTCTCGGTTAAGTATCATCTCTTTGGTAACTGGATTTATGTGATGTATCAACGGTCGTGTTTGTATCTCGTATCCTTCAACACCTAAATCGCAACCGCCATCTCTGACAATTACTTTATGACGAAACTCTCTCCATTCGCCTGATGAATATAATGCCTGATTAACCCATCGGTCATAGCCGAATGTCTCGTACCCAACTGAACCAGACAGCATTAAGTATTGCAGCCGTTCTTCAAACGTAGAATACTCGATCATTTTCAAATATGATCGTGACATTGGACTTGATCTACTCATCTTCGATACCCTGGTATCTACGCATTGCTTCAATTGCTGCAGCGTATCTCTCTTCGCTCTTAGCAGAAGCTTCCAATGAATCGATTTTGGCTTTTGTCTGCTTAGTTTCTTCTCTGAGCTTGTCCTGTTCCAGCTGCTCTCTTGAAGAACCGAGTTTTAAGAAATGCGTAATGACCTGTGATGAGGCTGTGCCTTCACGTAACTGCTTTTCAGCAGCATCGAGTGAGAGATTTATCAAGTACTGTTCCCTGTCTTCAGGAGTCATAGGAACCCTTGAACGCTTCTTTGCGGAAGTAGCTGTCGCTGCTCTTCTTCCCATATACTTTCGTCTCCTTTCTAATATCTTTTGCCGAGATGTTGAATACTTTACGTACTCTCTATAAGAGATCTAGGCGTGTTTTAATGACCCTGAAAGGAGTCTTTAACTGAAAGAGGGTCCTTCTATGTGCGACAAAAGAAGACCAAGATCTCTTATAGAGAGGGCGTAAAGC